GACCAAGCGGCAGGTACTGCAACACTTATACTAGATCCAACATCAAATGATGGAACTGGTTTTGATCAACCAATGCCAACTAACATTGTATTACAAACAGCTGGTAACAGATCAATGTTGGCAAACGACTTTACACAAGTTAACGATTTAGGTTATGGTACTGTAGCTGTTAACACAGGACTTTCAGAGCTTGTTTCACAGTTTACATATTATTGTCAAGCGGCATACTATGCAGGCAGTGGTTCAGAGATTAGATCACTTAACGGTTCTAACGCTTATGGTGAATACGGACTAGTAAGTACAGGTTCAGATCCAAACGAAATTCCAGACATTATTACAACAACTAATAGATTTACATCACCATTTAAAATCTTTGATGATGGTTCAACTTTTGACCACCCAGAAGATCAGTTGTTTATATATGCATACGACTTTGACGGTGTTCCAAGAACTAATTCAGAAGTAGAAATTGATCATGGTGGATCACTAGGAACTACTAGATACGAAATTACAACTGTTGAAGCAATAACACAACCTGGGTCACCTCCAACTGGTGTTATTAGTAACACAGTTTATAAATTAAACATGGCAACAACAGGTGCCAATCAAACTAGTACTACAGGACTTAAGGCAGTATTAACAAACGGCCAAATTGGTACTATTAGAGTTGGACAAACTATAGAACTATCAGGTGTTGAAGTTGCTACAACTAGACCAAGTAGTGCATTAATATTTGATCAAGAAGTTGATTCAATCTACAGAGTTATTAGTTTTAACACAACAAACGCACTAGGTACAGCATTACCAAGTGGTACACAACAAGTTAGACTTGATAGTACATACGAATATATTAAACTAGTTGTTGATGAAACAAATTCACAGTTAACTACATTTGCTGGTACAGGTACTACAATGGGTAATACAGCAGGCGATAATGTTATTGCTGTTGTTAGTATTTTCTCACAGAAACAATTAGATCAACTTAATGCAGGTGATATGATCTTTACCTGGAATGGTAAAACACATACTGTTCAAGGATACACACAAAGAACAGGCTTTGGTACAATTAGTATCCAAGACTTAGCTGGTACAGATATTAATTCACCGGCATCAAGTCCAGGACTTGTAAGTTCAGTTTACAATGCAACCAACACAGTTACACTAAGAGTAGGTTTACGTGATGGTGAAGGTGGTAACATTACTGTTAACATTTCAACAACTAGAGCAACAGGACATGACTTCTTAAGTATTGGTACAGGTGGATTTAACACAAGTAACTATCCAAACGTTGTATTAGGTGCTCCAACGCAACCTAAGGATGTATCAAGACAAGTTGACGAAAGAGATAAAGGTAGAGTATTCTACGTAAGTACAGACGAAGACGGATTCTTTAGAGTTGGTAAGTTCTTTACAGTTGACCAAGGTACTGGTACAGTTACATTTAGTGCTTCGATTGCATTGAGTAACTTAGATGGTATTGGATTTAAACGTGGTGTTGTTGTAGCAGAATTTAGTGCTGATGACGGCATGACTGATAACGCTACTGATACTGTTCCAGTTGAATCAGCAGTACGTGGTTACGTTGCAAGAAGATTAGGTTGGGACCACGGTGGTAATCCATACGCTAACATTATTGGCCCAGGTGCATTAGCAAGAGATGGAACAACTTCTCTAACTGGTAATATTAATGCAGGTGGTAACACATTTACAAACTTATCAGATCCAGCTAACCCACAAGAAGCGGCAACTAAGAGTTACGTTGATAGCTTAATTGATTCAGGTGATACAATACCTGAAAACATTGACTTTGAAACTAATGGATTAGCCGGCAATCAAATGATTGCTACAACAGGATTGTTTAGACTTTATACACAACCAGCAACTGGTGGAAACTTCCAAAACGGTGATACTATCACAGGTAACGGTTCAAGTGCAACAGGTACTATTGTAGATATTACAAACGTTACACGTAATGGAGTTGCAGAAAACTTAATTGTATACACAGCAGTAACAGGAACAATATTAAATTCAGATATTGTTGCAACAGCAGGCGGAGTGTCAGCACAAGTTACAACTGGTCCTATTATGGAGTTTGCAAACTTAGTTGAAACAGCAAGTTCAGATATTAATGTTATTGTTGCAAGAGATGTAAGTGGTGCAACAGTTGACTTTAGACTTAGAGCAGATAGTATTATTAATGCTGATGTAAATGCAAGTGCAGGTATACAGCAAAGTAAACTAGCATTAGAAAGTGCAAGTACAAGAGCCAATGCAACAGGTATTACACAAAATGATTTAGGTAGTGCTAGTTTTGATAGTGATATATTTACAGCAGACAGTGGTTGGATTACAATTGATAATGGTGCATTAGACTACAGAAAACTTATTAATATTGCAGACGGTACTGTAATTGGTAGAGCGGCAGGTGACTCAAGTACAGGTGATGTAAGTGAAGTTCCATTTGCTACTATTGTTAGTGAAGGTGGTGGTGTACAAGAAACTGTTAGTACAACAGGAGCAATAAACGCTCTTGTTAAAACAGATGCTTCAGGTGTAGCAACAGTACAAGGACTTAAAGTTGACAGTTACTTAGTAATGGATACAAGTGGTACAGAGTTACAACTTTCAACTCCAGGTGGTGCATTGTTTATGACATCAGCAGGTACTGTTACACCAACAGTTGAAATACCAGGTTCAGTCAACATTGGAGCAACAGGTGTTACACAAGGATTCTTCCAAACTAACTCAGCACTAGCAGGCGAAAGTAGACTAGCTGTTGATTGGATACACAGTAGCTTTATTGAAGCACCAAGTGAACTTGATGCAAACTCAACAGGTATTGGTATTGGCGCTAACACAGGTTATAGTGCGGCAGGACAAATTGCTTTAATTAGTGACGGTGCTGTAATTATTAAAACAACATCAACAGGATTTGAACCAGGATTAGATAACACATATAACATTGGTACAAGTTCAGCTAGATACAACACAGTTTATGCAGGTGTACTAAACGGTACATCAACACAATCACGTTACGCTGACTTGGCAGAGAATTATTTGGCAGATGCAGAATATGAAACAGGTACAGTATTAGTGTTTGGTGGTGATGAAGAAATTACAACAACAACTGCAAAAGGCGACAGACGAGTAGCTGGTGTTGTTTCTGAGAAACCGGGTTACTTAATGAACGGTGACTTAGAAGGTAGCTTTGTAACTGCTATTGCACTACAAGGTAGAGTTCCAGTTAAGGTACTTGGCACAGTTGAGCCAGGAGACTTAGTTGTAACATCAAGTATACCAGGATACGGAATTGTCGATAACGATCCTAAAGTAGGAACTATTATAGGTAAGGCACTAGGGGCTAAGGAAGATCCCGAACGTGGAATTGTCGAAGTAGTTGTGGGGAGAGTATAATGGCACAACAAAACATAAACATTGGTTCAAGTGCTAACAAGGGTGATGGCGATCCGATTAGAGTTGCATTTACAAAAGTTAATGCAAACTTTACAGATTTATTTGCAAGAGTTATTGTACTTGAAGGTGGTGGCGTTGCAGTTGCACAAGATATACAAGGTGATATTTTTGCACAAGATAGTTCATTAGCATACAACTCAGCTACTAATACACACTACGGATCATTTGTAGGTGCATTAGCCGGTGATGTAACAGGTTCAGTATTTGCAGACAACAGTACTGTAATAATTGACGGTGTTGCAGGTACTGTTAGTTCTAGTGCGTTATCTGGTAACTTACCAGCATTAGATGGTTCAGCATTAACAAACTTAACTATTCCAGCACAAACATTTGCTAGTTTAACAAGCAAGCCAACTACGATAGCAGGGTATGGAATTACTGATGCATTGTCTGGTGCTGTAACAGGTTCTAACACAGGAACAGTTAACTTCACAGGTGCTACATTAAATTTTGTAAGCACTACATTTAACGGCTTAAACTTTGATGACTTAGGAACGACACCAACTACAATAGCAGGTTATGGAATTACTGATGCATTAGCATTGGGTACAAGTAGTACAACTGCTCTTGCAGGTGATACAGCATTGTTTAGTGGTGACTATGATGACTTATCAAACAAGCCTACAATTCCTACAGCATATACTGATAGTGATGTTGACACACATCTAAACACAGGCTCAGCAACTAGCAATGAAGTATTAAGTTGGGACGGATCAGACTATGCTTGGGTAGCATCAGGTGGGTCAGGTTTACAAAGCAGAAGCCTAAGAACAAACCAAACTTCAAGTTTAGCAGATGGTGCTGAAGCAGACTTAGACATCACAGGATTTAAAGCATACGCACTAATGGCTATAACAACAGACCGAGCCGCAAGAGTTAGATTATATGTTAAGGCCGCATCAAGAACAGCAGATGCTTCAAGAGCAGAGGGTGTTGATCCTACATCAGACGCAGGACTTATTGCAGAAGTTATCACAACAGGTGCTGACACAGTTATTATAAGCCCAGGTGCTTATGGATTTAACCTAGAAAGTAGTACAACAACAAATATACCGTGTAGGGTTACAAACAAAAGCGGTAGCACAAGCACAGTACAAGTAACTCTAGTCGTATTACAACTGGAGGCGTAAAATGGAGTTATTCCAAGTAACACTCAAACGTGGCGAAGACATTGATGCGTTTTATGACGATATGGAAACACCAGGTGGTGCTATAACTATCCCAGATAGAAAAGTAGAGTGTAACGATAGAAGACCAACTTCAAGAACCACAGGCTATATGCTTACCTTAGAAGAAGCACAAGAAGTAAGTTATGACGACAGAGTAGAAATAGTTGTTCCACAGAGTGTATTGGACAGACAGACCGTAGTTAACAATGCTACATACACAGGTAGATTTACCAAAAGCACAAGTCCAACTGGATCAATGATTACAAACGCTGACGGTGCTTCCAGAGTTACATACACCAATAATGATCACCACGCTTGGGGAATACTAAGACACATTGAAAGCACCAACAGATCAGGTTGGGGCAACGATGCTGGAAGTTCGTCTGGCAGGCGTGTTGATGATACTGTGACATATACAGCAAGTGGTAAGAATGTAGATATCATCATTGTAGAGAACTACACTTGTAGTGATCACGCAGAATATTCAAGCAGATTAGTAGATTATAATTGGGGACAACACTACAACACAATAACAGGTGGCACAAACTACACCTACAGCAACGCAGATGCTCGTGACAACTTTAGTGCAGAAAATAACCATCCAACGGCAAGTGCATCCTATGCGGCAGGTGAAAGATTTGGACTTGCCAAAGACGCCAATGTATATATGTTTGATGGGACCTACGAGCAAAGCAAATCAGGTGGTGGTAGCACTAACAGAACCTTTGCCTACATTAGAGAATTTCACAGAACCAAATCAATCAACCCAGCAACAGGTAGAAAGAATCCTACCATTGTAAATGCAAGTTTGGGATCAATCAACATCTATTCAGGTGCCAGTATAGCACACTTCCAAGGTGTGACATTAGACAAGGGCGACGGCAGTACATTCCTCAGTGATGCTGAACTGTTGGCTCGTGGGGTGTACAAGAATACTGGTAAAACGTGGACTAATTTTACCAGCAACACCAACTTTCAAGTAAACAGTTCTGCACCTAACAGTGATTTGGTAGATGCCATAGCAGAAGGCATTATTGTGGTCTCTGCGTCTGGCAACGATAACGCTTACACTGATGTATCAGGTGGTGTCAACTGGGACAACTATATGGTTGATGGCGCCGCATATGCGAATAGGAACTACTTCTTCAATGGCTACTATCCATTCAGAGATTATTATCATCGTGGCGACAACTTCTCATTCAACGGAGCAATAAACGTAGGCGCTCTAAGCAACCGCATAGATCAAGGTAAATCAGACTTCAGCAACTGGGGTCCGGGCATAGATGTATATGCCGCTGGAGAGAATGTAATAGGTGCTATGATGAAAGATGAAATTGCCTACGGTAATCCCTATTACGGACAGGAAAATAATACACCAAAATGGGATACAATGGGTTCGCAAAACGGCACAAGTTACGCCTCACCTTTTATAGCAGGTTTGCTGGCTTGTTTAGCAGAAGTATATCCTACACTGACACAGGCACAAGCAAGAACATATTTACAAAACAATGCTGTCACAGGATTGATGGCAGATACAGCAGACGCAATAGATGTAGATGTAAGTACAAGAGTAAGCATAGACGGTTCAAACATTGATAGAATAGCACTATGGAAGAATCACAGAGCAACGTCAGGTAATATGGCGTTTAACACATACAATAAAGACGTAAACACCCGTCCTACAAGTGGATTAATGTATCCTCGAGTTAGAACACGTAGGCATGGGTAAAGATAAATATTGATATAGGAAAACAAAATGGCAAATAGAATACCACTTATAGTTGACACATTAGATGACAACAAAATCAAAGAATTACCGGCAGGTGATAATTTAGATTTAGGTAACGCTGGGCTCACTAATGTTGGTTCTGTGAATGCTACAGACGTTACGATTAACGGAGTATCATTTAACAATCCATTTAGTGGTAACTACAACGACCTAACTAACAAACCAATTATTCCTGTTGTTCCAAGTGCTATCAGTGCATTTGCTAATGATAGTGGATACTTAGTATTTGGGACTAATACTGATAGTATTCCAGAAGGAATTACTAACTTGTATCATTCAACTGCAAGAGTTGATGCTCGTATACAGTCAGCTAATTTATCAAGTTTAAATAACGTTGACCCAGTTACATCAGCAGATGATGGTAAAGTTGTTTACTATAATCACGAAACACAAACATTTAAATTTACAAACGTTGTTACTGAATCAGATGACTTGCAGTCAATACTTACAAGAGGTAACACTAGTGATAAAGATATTGTTACAACAGGTAAAGTATATTTCCAAAACGTATTTGCTACAGTTGCAGATTTACCTAACCCAAGTACATACCACGGTATGTTTGTACATGTTCATGGTAACGGCAAAGCATATTATTCACATGCAGGTGAATGGAAAGCATTACAGAACGAAGGTGAAAATTTTACATCATTTAGCGTAGGTGCTGATGACTCAACATTAAGAAGCATTGGTAACGGAGAATCATTTAAAATTTCCGGTGGCACAGGTATTAGTACTTCAAGTACAGCTGAAGGCGACATTACTATTACGTTAGGTAACTTAACAGATTTAGCAAACGTAAGTGCAGGAGCTCCGACCAACGGACAAGCACTAGTTTGGAACAACGCACAAACAAGATGGGAGCCAGGCAACGTAGCTGGTGGTATTTCAGACATTGGTGACTTAGGTGATGTTGATGTTACAGTAACAACACCAGTAGACAACTATGTATTAAGTTGGGATAACGGAAACAGTTATTGGCGTCCTAGAGCATTAAACAACTTAGATGCTTCAACAGTTACTACACAATTAGATAGTACAGCGGCAAACCATTACATTCCGTTTGTTGCGGCAGGTAGTGCAAGTCAACAAGTATTAAGAACAGATGCAGGTATTACTTACAATCCGAGTACTAATGTTATTTCACTTAACACTATTGTTGTTACAACTACTACACAAACAAGTGGACTAGCAGTTACAGGTAACATAACAGGTACTGCTTCAGAAGTTAATTTTGCAGACGCAGTTAGATTGCAAAGTGGTAAAGAATTAAGATTATACGATAGTGCTAATCTTAAATATAACGCATTCAAAAGTCCTGCGTCACTAACAACTAACGTAACATGGACATTACCAGATGGTGACGGTACTACTAACCAAATTTTAAAAACAGATGGTAGTGGAAACCTAGCTTGGGTAGATAATAATGCAGGCGGAAATTCATTTAGTACAATTATTGTAGCTGGTTCAAACAACGTTGTTGCAGATAGTGCAAATGATACATTAACTATAGTAGCTGGTACTAACGTAACAATTACAACTAATGATGCTACAGACGAAATTACAATTAACGCATCAGGTGGAGGCGGAAGTGGAACTCCGGGCGGTAGTGATACACAAGTACAATTTAACGACGGTGGTACGTTTGGTGGAGAATCAGATCTAACTTATAACAAAACTACTAATACACTAACTGGTGTTAATTTAGTAGCAACTGGTAAAATTGAAGCACCAGAAATATTTTCAAGCTCAACTGGTATTCCAACTATTACTAGTGCAAGTAATATTATACTTGATGCGGCCAATGCTGTTGTATTACAAAAAACAGTATTAAGATTAGGATCGTATGATACTAACGGATTAGCAACACTAACTGGACAAGCAGGTGATGTAGTTTACAACAGTTCAGAAAAACAAATGCAATTCTGGGATGGTACAGCATGGAAATCATCTAGTGATACTTTTAGATTTAGTGTTGGTGCAGATGACTCTACACTAAGAGAAGTAAGCAATCAAGAAAGCATTAAGTTTATTGGCGGAACAAATGTTACAACATCAAGTGATGCTGAAGGTAACATAACAATTAATGCAAGTGGCGGCGGCGGTTATGCAAACAGTGATGTTGACACACACTTAAACCAAAGTAATCCAACAAGTGGTTACGTTCTTTCTTGGAACGGCTCAGACTATGCTTGGGTAGATAACGCTACGGCTGTAAGTGTTGCTCTTAACGATATTTCAAACGTAACAGCACCAAGTCCAAGTACTAATGATTACTTAAAATGGAATGGAAGTGCATGGGTTAACGATGCTATTGCAGGAATTAGTATTAGTTCTCCAAGTGCAGGCGACATGGTTTATTACAATGGTAGTGCTTGGGCGGCTACACAAGGTCCAGTTTACTACTACACAGTAACATCAAACGGTTCAAGTGCATATAGATTTGCAGGACCAGGTATTGGTGCAACAACAGATAATCCAAACTTTACATTGTACAAAGGTGCTACATATATTTTCAATAACACTACAGGATCAGGACATCCATTTGCTATTAGAGTAAGCAGTGGTGGTGCTTCATTTACAGAAGGTGTTAGCGGATCTACAACAGGAACGCAAGTATTTACAGTACCACATGAACCAAGTGATACAACATTGGTATATCAGTGTACACTTCACGGGGGCATGGTAGGTAACTTAACAATAGTTTAGAGGAACATAGACCATGGCTGAAAAAGAATATATTGTTTCACTACATAAAGGTGCTGATAAAAATCTAATCCTGTCTGACTTAAACAGAGATACAACTAGTGATAGTGCTATTGATAGTAGTATTGTTCCAGATAGAACTGTTAGTATTTTAGATCAAAGATCTTCTAGTAAGAGAATGTTTCATGCTAATCTTACAGACGATGAAGCTCAAGCATTATTAAACCATCCAGAGGTTGGCGGCGTTAACGAACCTTTAGAATGGACTGAAGATTGGCTAGACTACGAGCAAGAAGCAAACTGGACAAGAGATAATTCAAGTACTATAAGAACTAACTGGGGGTTACGCAGACACATAGTAGAAACAAACCCGTGGGGTACTGGTTCACAAAATGCTGACCTATCAGGTGTTTATCCATATCATTTAGATGGTACTGGTATTGACTATATACACCAAGAAAGTAAATTTAGATTTGACCATGAGCAATGGCAAGACAAAGACGGCAATAGTCGTTTACAAGAATTCCAATGGAACACACTTCCAAACATGGGCAGTATTCCTACTATTGATTATTCAAATACATCAGGTTCAAGTTATCACGCAACGCATTGTGCAGGAATTGCTGTTGGTAAAGATTATGGCTGGGCTAAAAATGCAAACATTTATTGCTTACCTATGGACATTGTAAATAGTTCATTATGGTTTGACGCTATTAAAGAATTTCACAAAGCAAAAACACCCGACCCTGTAACAGGAGTTGTGCGTCCAACTGTAGTTGGTGCTAGTTGGGGATACAAAGCGTACTTCACAAGTATTACTGCTATTCAGTTTAGAGGATCAAACGTTGGTACTGTTAAAAGTGCTAACTACGGAATGATTGGAGATGGCATTAACAGATTTAATGCTAACTTGTACAATCTAAATGCTGAAGTTGAAGAAATGCAAGACGAAGGTGTACACTATATGAAAAGTGCTGGTAACCAAGGACAGAAACTTTGTTACGAAGGTGATGTAGATTACGATAATTATATCTTACGTAGTATTACAACAGGTGGTATTGCTTCTGGTAATCCAATTTATTATAATAGAGGAGCAGGTAACATTGGTCCTGAGACTATTGTTGTAGGTAATCTTGATAGTGCATTATATTCAAACTCAGAATCATGTGCTACATCAAGTGATAAAGGTCCTCGTGTTGATGTGTATACAGCAGGTACTGACATTGTTAGTGCTACAAACACAACTTCAACAGCAGTTGCAAACTATTCAGGAACAAGTATGTCAACACCGCAAGTGTCTGGCATGAGTTGTTTAGTATTACAAGTTAACCCAGGTTGGTCTCCGGCACAGTTACGCAAATGGTGGCAAGACAATGCACTTAAAGGTACATTATATCAAGGATCAACTGACGAGAATAATGCTAGTACATTCTTTGCAAACAACAGAAATTTAATGAGCCCAGATGCAACATCTAATAGAATTGCACAGTTTCCATTTGCGGCACATTTTGGCGTAACATATAAGGACGGAGCATAATATGGCTGAATATATTGTAGTTACAGAAAAAGGCATAGATGTTGCAGTAGTCGATAACGATTTACAAAGAGACACATCAACTGACGATTCTGTTAATAGTAGTCTTGTTCCAGATAGAATTGTACCAGTAGTTAATGCTAGACCTGCTAATAACAGAATGACGCATTATGATCTTACTGACGAAGAAGCCGCGGCACTATCAAACGATCCGCGAGTATTATCAGTAGCAGGTGTTCCAGACGAAGAAACACAAGAACTATATGCTACACAAAATGCAGAATTTCAAAGAAGTTTTACAAACGGTTCAAATAGTGTTAACTGGGGATTAGAAAGACATACTGATCCAAATTTAAATTACAATTCATCAAGCTCACGTACAGCTGATTATAATTATACACTAGACGGAACAGGTATTGATATTGTTATTCAAGACGATGGTGTACAAGTTGATCATCCTGAATGGGAAGATGCAAACGGAGTAAGTAGATTTCAACAAGTTGATTGGTATGAACTAACAGGGTTAGCAGGAACAATGCCTAGTAGCTTTTATGCTAACACATCAAATGATACAAATGCCGCAGGTGCTCATGGAAGTCACTGTTGTGGTATTGCCGCTGGTAAAACATACGGTTGGGCAAAGAATGCAAGAATTTATTCTATGAGAATTTTTGGTGGAACTAATCATCGTATCGATACTGATCGTTATGATTTAATTAGATTGTTCCACGAACAAAAACCAATTGATCCAAATACAGGATTTAAACGTCCTACTATTGTAAATCAAAGTTGGGGATATAGTTGGTATTATAGAAATTCACAATTTGGATCTACACAGATACAATCAATTTTTTATAGAGGTGTTGATCAAAGTATTGCGGCACAGCAATGGACAAGTGGAACATTTTCACAATACGGTGCAGTAGCAAGTAGACATCCAATGGCATACACACCAGCTGATGTTGAACAAGAACAATTAACTGATGCAGGAGTAATATGTGTCAAAGCCGCTGGTAATGGATATCATCCATGTGCTGGATCAGCCGCAGGAGAATATGCTGACACAATTTATAACAGTTATTATACACTTAACGAATCATGGGCTGGATATATTACCGCTGGTAATCCTATATATTATAATAGACCAAGTAGTCCACATTCATTAGATACAATATGGGTTGGCAACATGGCATGTGACCAATATGGTTCAGAAGAGTTTTTAAGAGAAGATAGTGAGCGTGGTGCTCGATTAGATATTAATGCCGCTGGTGAACAAATTACAAGTGCTACAAGTGGTGCATCTACATACAGTACTAAACAAGCATACCCAGATAATAGCAGTTATTACATTGCAAGAATTAGTGGAACAAGTATGGCGGCTCCGCAAGTAACAGGAATGGGTGCTTTATGGTTACAAGCAAACCCAGGTGGTACAGCAGATGAATTTAAGAAGTTCTTAGCAAATAGTTCAAAAGAAGATTTATATAATAGCGGAAACGCTGACAGTTTCGTTGCAAGTAACAGTATTCCTAGATTATATGGTGGTACAACTAAAGTAGCGTACTGGCCTTATAACAGTCCAAACAAGTTTAGTTCTAAAGGTACTAGCGGTAGTGGACAAGGATAAATACAATATAAGAGAGAGAAAATATGGCTTTACAAACAATTAACATTGGTACACTAGCAAACGACGGAACAGGTGATGATCTTCGCGAAGCGTTTATTAAAGTAAATCAGAACTTTGATGACTTAGACTTACGCTCCCCAGAAAGCACAACCGTTGCTAATATGGGTGCTGTTGGTGAAGGTTTATTTTCGCAAAAAGTTGGTGCAGAAATCCAACTTAAAAAACTAGTACAAGGTTCTAATGTAACATTAACAAGTACTCCACAAGGAGTTACAATTAATGCTACAGGCGGATTACAAGCATTAAGCGTAGTTTCAGACTCTGGAAGTGTAGTACTTGCAGATGGTGGAGCTCTTAACATATACGGTGGCGCAGGTACAACTACATCAGTATCAGGTAACGTTTTAACAATTGATTCAACTGCTGAAGTATCAACTGATACTAGTCCAGCATTAGGTGGCAACTTAGATGCCGCTGGTTTTAACATAAGTAATGTTGGAACTATTACAGCAAGTGATTTTAACGGACCTGTAACAGGTAATTTACAAGGATTAGTATACGGAATTGATATTAGAAGTATTGAACCAAATACAGCAGGATTTGATTTTGGAACACTAAGTAATGATGTAAGGGGCTTTAGTGACTGGCTACTTTACGAAACAGATATAGACTTTGGAGGATATATGACTCCTGATGCTAGAAATTTTGACGCAGGAGTGGTAAGCTAATATGGCAACATTAACAATTACATCAAATGGATTACCTAATCCAGCACAATTTGGTAAAACGTTCGGCAACAATGCATTTGCACCTAGTTCGAACACCGCACAATCGCAAACTTATAACTATTCATTCACATTCAGAGGTGGAGAGAATACTGAAAACGCACAGCTGATTACTTCATTAGCACCACTAGGCATTATGTCAAATGGTGTTGTATTTTACGGACCATCAGCAGGTGTTGGCGTTGTACCCCCAGGGTTAGATGCTACAGCAGATGCACCATCAGTAGGCTTTGAATATAACGCACAACAATTTAGAACAAATTACGGAAGTGACGATGCAGGTGGTTGGCCAGAAACAAATGGTCAATATCATTATATGTCAGCAATGTTCTTATTTTTACCAACAGGTTCTGCAGAAGCAACAGCAGGTTGGAATACAGACATGGTTGCTACAGAAGCAAGTCCAACTCCAACATATTACACAGGAAGTAACTTCAGTGGAGATCACTTTAGACATACAGATGGACACAGTAAAATTGTAGGTTACGCATTTGACGGTTATCCTATTTACGGACCTTATGGTTATTCAGACTTTAACGATCCAGCTTCAGTAGTAGTTAGAATGACTAGTTCATATCAATACTATAGCAGTGAACGTCCAGGACGTGGTTATTTGTATTCAGAAAAAACAGCAGGATCATTTGTTAACGATCATGAGTATCAAATAGGTACAGGTACACTAGATGAATACAATGGTAGATTTGCAAAAACTCCAGAATATCCAGCAGGTACATATGCATACTATCTAAGCGTAGATGCAAGTTTACAGCCTGTATACCCATACATTGTAGGTCCTAGCACTAAACAACAACGTGCATTCTAATAATAACATATCCGATAAATACTAGTAAGTTAAAGGATATGCAAAAATGGCAGTACCAAGTTGGACTCAAAAATCAGGTTATAATCTAGCAACTCTACAAGAAAGAGTTACAACATCGGTTTCATTACCGTTGGACCCGACTGTTGGCGGCAACAGTGGATTTAATCCTAGCAATCAAAGTTTAAGTTTTCCGGCGCAACCAGCGTTAGGTAATGCTAGTAATATTAGCATTAGTATTGACCACGTTGATACTTATGGTGCTAACGTAACTACAACATATCCAACCCCAGCTATACGTGTTCCAACAATTCCAAGTTTAACAGGTAAACTAATTCCTGTTGTTATTATATTACACCCGCAAGGTAGTACAGGTGCTAATATGGTTAACGAATGGCAAAACTATCTAGGAGACCATATTATTATTGCTCCAGATAAACCGTTAAATGACTGGAATGTAATTGACGAAGATAATAACAAAGCACCAGACATTGAAATGTTACGTCAGCTAGTTGCTAAACTTAAACAATTTTCAAACGTAGACGGTGGAGAAATTAAACTACTTGGTATTAATAACGGTGGACTGTTAGTTAATCGTGCAATACTAGAATTAGACGTAGTTGGCATAAAAGATTATGCTACTATTAATGCTCCATTGTTTAATCCAATGTTTAGAAACGGAACTTTTTACTTTCCTTCATCAGAAGCAAATACAGGTAATGCCGCAGACGACTATAACACAAATACGTCTGTTAAACAAGGTAAAAGAATATTAACGATACAAAGTACTGATGGTGACACAGATGTTGCTACAACGAACGATATGATGCCCTACGTAGGAGGTTTTGTTGACCCTAGTACTAACGTAGCACCTAACTATAGTACAACACCAGTTACATGGTTAAGTGGACAAGAAACAGCATATCAATGGGCTAAGTCGCAAGGCTATATTGGTGGACAAATACCAGATGTTGGTGGAACATTTTACGGACAATATAATACATATTATTATTCATACTTGTCAGGACAAGTACTACACTACAAAACAAGTGGAAGTAGTGACTATGTAACAACTGAATTATGGTATAGGGATATTGTAAGAAGTTACTTTACATATACACCGTCAATTCTAAAAGACATTTATCTAGCAAATGGATCAACAACTAGTATCAGCTTAAACACAGATGTTGTTACATTAATCAGTGGCGAATTACCACCTGGTATGAGATTAGAACAAAGTAAGATTGTTGGTACACCTTTTGAAGTATCACGTAACACCGAATTTAAATTTGTATTACGTGCAACTAATGATGACGGGTTAAGAGATAGAACATTTACAATAACTATTGAAGGACCTGATGATCCAGTATGGTCAACATCAGAAGGACTATTACCACTAGGACGAGGAAGTGCTACATTTGTTTTAGATAGTAGTATTGTCGACTTTCAATTAGAAGCAATTGATGCTGATTTGCCTACAGGGCAAACACTTGAATATTTTATTGGTGATGGTGACGGAGAATTGCCGCCAGGATTACAATTAACATCAGACGGACGTTTAGTAGGAATTGTTGATCCTATTTTAGCAATAGATAAAAATGCAGGTAGTGGATTTTACGACTCATCACAGTTTGACTCATATGCATTTGATTTTGGTTTAAGAAGTGCTAACGGATTTGAAAGTTATTACTACGATACAAAAGGATACGATGATGCTATTCTTACACAAAGTAGAAAAAAATTAAATCGCAGATATGCATTTGATGTAAGTGTAAGTGATGGCGATACAATTATTAAAAGAGCATTTGAAATATTTCTTGTAGGAGATGATTTCCTACGTGCTGACAACACCGTTATGCAAATTGGTACTGGTGTATTTAAAGCAGACAACACTTATTTAAGAACACCTGTTTGGTTAACTCCAGCAGACTTAGGATTTAAACGTGCAAATAACTATGTAACAATTTACTTAGATGTGTTTGATCCACAAGCTGTACTAGGTGATTTGACATACACATTTGAAGCAACTAATCCTGACAACACTCCTAGTACACTTCCACCAGGAATGGTATTAGATATTACTACTGGTGAAATTGCAGGTCGTGTTCCATACCAACCAGCAGTTACAAAAGAATACACATTTACAATTAATGCACAACGCTTTACAAGTATTGGGCAAGAACTAATTGCTGAAAAAAGAAAAACATTTACAGTTAAAATATTAGGTGAAGTTGAAAGTACAATTAAGTGGACAACAACATCAGACTTAGGAAGTATCAAAGCAAACTTTGTTAGTACGTTTTATGTAAATGCATTAACAAGTGTTACAGACAGTTCATTACTTTACACATTAGCAAGTGGTAGACTTCCACCAGGATTAAGTTTAAACTTTGATGGAGAAATTGTTGGTAAAGTTAGACAGTTTGCAACTGGTACTAGCGATGGTCTTTCAACTATTGATAATAATCAGTTTACACTTGACGGTGGTACTACAACTATAGATAGAAAGTTTATCTTTACAGTACAAGCAAGAGACCGCTTTGGATTTAGTTCAACAACTAGATCATTTAATATTATTGTAAAAGATCCTGATAACTTAACATATAGTAACTTATACGTTAAGCCGTTATTTAAAGAAACACAACGACAAATATACAAAAACTTTATTGGTGACAGTAACATCTTTACACCAAATAGTATTTACAGACCAAACGATGCACAATTTGGTTTACAAAAAGAAGTTAAGATGTTAGTATACGCTGGTATTGAAACTAAAGAAATTAAAGAGTACGTTGCGGCTTCTAGAAAAAATCATAAACGTAAAAGATTTAACTTTGGAAATTTAAAAATTGCTGAAGCTAAAAACAGTGGATCAAGCACAGTACTATACGAAGTAATTTATGTAGAAGTAAACGATCCATTAGAAGCAACTAAAGGTAAAGTAGCTAAAACAATAGATATTGCTAATAAAGACAAAATTACAGTTGATAGTGTTGAGTTTGAAACACGTGATGATGCTAGTAAAGAAGGAGCAGGTGAAGCTGTTTTCCAAATTAGAAATAGTATTAATCAAATTATTAATGTTAGAGCATTTGGTAATGACTTAGAAATTATTACTAGATCAGGTTCTGTTATATACGATGCAAACGGAACTATTGAAATTACAACTAGAAATGGTGCTACATTACGAGCAGGACAAATTGCTACTACAAGTAGTGATCCGTTTAGATTTAGACCAACACACAATACTATTAAAGTAGACAGTGATGCTATCCAAATTAGTAACCCAGCTGACCAAAAACGCTTTGTAAGTAACGTAACAAATATGCGTGAAAACATAGCAGAATCGGGTATTACAGAAGGAAGTTTCTTACCAATTTGGATGTCAACTGCCCAAGGATCAGGTGTACAAGAATTAGGGTATGTAACAGCAGTACCTTTATGCTACTGTAAACCAGGAACAGCGGCACAAATTTTATTAAATATAACTAATAGTGGGTTCGATTTTAAGAATTTAGACTTTGAAATTGATAGATACATTGTTGATGCTACAACAGGCAACAGCGATGAACAATATATTGCTTTCGGAAACTATCAATATAATGTTTAACACGGATAAATACATACACTAGAGAGGAACAAATATGGCAAGTAATATTGATAACACGAGTATTGATTCGACATTTCCGGTAGCTGGACAAGACAACGACAGCCAAGGATTTAGAAATAACTTCAATACTATTAAGAACAATTTCACAGCCGCAAAGAATGAAATTGAAGATTTGCAGACAAATACTGCAAAATTAAATGCGGCTAATAACTTTCTAGGTAACGATGTAAGTGGAGCAAACCTAATTGCTAACACAGAAAAACATTACCCAGGTGGTACTGTTACAGGTCCAACAAACGTAAGTTTTACTAACGGTAACTTCCAAACGTTTACTATTGGATCTAACACACTTACACTAACATTTACTGATTGGCCTACTGCTAACAAAGTTGGTAAGATTAGACTAATGCTTTTAGACACACTAGGCGACAGTACAGCACGTACAGTTTCTTTTG